TACTTCCACAATTGTTACATACAGCTTTATCACGAAGCTTGATATTAGAAGACATAGTATCAACTGTAAAATTTTTACTATGGCATTTTGTACATTCCATTATTAGTTCCTCAACTTATATAGATATTGCTATCCATTATTTGTACCTCAAAACATCTTTAGCTGCTGTGTATATTCCACACCATTCACATGAGAAATCAATCTTGCCGGGATGTTGAATCATCCAATCGCACATACAGTTGAATCCCATATTTGGATTGCCGCATCTACATTTTGCCATGTTTGAATCTCCTTGTAGAAACACTATAGCATAATTAGATTGACATGTCAACAATAAAATGATATAAATAAGGAAGGAGAAAATTAATATGGATGAACGAACTAAAAGTCAGAAGATGATTGATTTAATTATTCATGATAGAACCGAGCCTGATGAACGAGAAGCAGCATTTAATGCTCTGATTAATTATTACAGAATAAATTGTGGTCTGTCTGAATTATTTAAAATAGAAACATTCTCGATGTATCTTTCTGTTGCCAAGACAAGAGAAGAAAAGATTAAAGTTCTAGACACGGTGCGCTGGCAATGTAAAGAAAAGGTTCCTGATCGTCCTGTCTTGCCGAAACCTTCCAGCGGAATCCTATTCAAAGGATGCCCGATAGTAAATATCAATGGAGCATATGAAAGATTATGTAAAGGAGTAGGGTATCGGTTCGGTACTCCTTATGGAACAAAGACCTTTAACAATATGAATATAGCTTCATTAACAGAGATAACATTTGCTCCTGTTAATGATAGACCAAATGTTTTTGTGTTTGATCATAATGATATCAATATAATTTCTATCATGAGGATATCAGATTATAAAACAGGGAGCAAATATATATTCAAACCATTTCATAGTTCTGATCTAGGAGTTGTTGAAACTTATGCTTAAGTATCTTTTATAAATAAAAGAAACTCTTTGGAGATACTTATGGCATATAGTCCACGTATAAAAACAAAAGCAGATTTAAGAGCATATGTTTTAAGAAATTTAGGATCACCTGTAATAGAAATTGAAATTACACCAGATCAATTAGATGATCAAATAGATAATGCATTAGAATTGTATTTACAAAGATGTTATGCTGGTGTAGCTGAGAGATATCTTCCTCTCGATGTAAAGATCAACGAACAAACTTATGTTCTTCCTTATGATATATTTGCTGTTGTAGAAGTTCATTCTATGGAGCTTGGTGGAATAGCAAACAATGCTCCTAGTTCTTTATTCTCCCTAAATCAATTCGTTGCTGCTGACTTGTATAGAGGATCAGGAAAGATCGATCTTCTTACATATGAACTTGTCAATCAAATGTTAGCAACCCTGGATTTGGAATTCTCTCAAAAGATAACTTATGATTATAATGTAATTACAAAAGAACTTTATTTATTTCAACCACCGACAGTTAATCAAGTTGTGTTGCTGAGAAGTTATGTAAAAGTTGCTCCTGTAGAAGATGAGCATGGAAATGAAATCAGCAATATCTATAATGAGTTAATCATTAGAAGACTTGCTACAGAGTATTGCAGAAAACAATGGGGTCATAATCTTATGAAATATGGTGGAAGTATTTTACCTAATGGACTTATCATAAACGCTAATGATATTCTCCAGGAAGCAAATACTAATATTCAAATACTTGAAGAACAGCTTCATGATATGTACGAACTTCCAATAGATATGATGATTGGATAATAAATGGAAAATCATTATAAACACATAGATGGTATAAGTGATATTAAAAATGTTACTGAACATCATATTAGAGGAGAAGGTTGGATTGAAGGTGGAGTTGGATTTCAAGAAACTCATCGTCATATAAAAGGGATGAGTCATATTGATGTATTACCTCAAATTCCACAATACATGACTAATTCTTATCATAATAAAACTCCTTTTAAAAATAATCAGAATTATGATATCACTAAAGCTGGAGAAGCAAATACTTATAATAACATTTGGGCAGAATGTTGTTTCCTTTATGGGAATGACTGTGTATATATCCAGAGAGAAGTTATGACCGCAGAAGATGTGTTCGGAGAATTTCTTGGAGCATATCTGTCAAAAGGATATCCAGTTCGTTTGTTCTGTGACGATCTTGGAAATGGTGCATGGAGTGGATCAGGAGATATGTATGCCAAGTTCGGTTTGCAGATTCAAGATGAAGCAACTTGGTATTGTCCTACCCTTATGTTCAATCAGATGATTGCTACCACTAATCCTTACAATGGGGAAGTAACTTTCTCTCCGGTATATCCTAAACAAGGTGACTTGATTTATTATGTCAACGGTAAAAAACTATTTGAAATAATACATATCGAACCTGAAGCTCTGCCAGGAATGTATGTATTCGGGAATAAGAATTCATATGTGCTCAAGACAAAATTATATACTTATGATCATGCTGCTGTTGCTGATGATCCTTCTATCCCAAAAGAAATTCAAGCACTCGATAGTGTTGAAACTATCAACGGGATTACCTACGATATCGCTGAACAAGAATTGAATAACTTCAATGTTCCTGCTCAGAAAGAAGCTGCTAAAGTTGTTTCAACTAAGGAGGTTGATCCTCTTACACAATGAAATACTATGATATCTTAAAACTGTTAGAAGCAAAACAAGTTGGAATTCTTTATCACTATACATCTATAGCAAATGCTATCAACATTTGTTCAGATGATATGTTAAAGCCTGGAGAATTTGATGGAGTTTCTTTTACTAGGAATAAAGATTTCCATACAACTGAAAGAGAAGAGATACAAACAGGTGTAAAATTTGTTATTGATGGAGATAAGCTTTCGGAAAACTATAAAATAGAACCTTTCAATTATTTTTGGAATAGAGAACAAGGTTCAAAATTTTATACTCATCATGATTATATGGACGAACAAGAAGAACTTGTTAAGTCTCCTATCAGAAATCTTTCTAGATATGTGATCAAAGTTTATATAGATAGACATCATGCAGATTGTTTCTTTGACGATATTGATAATAATGAGATTGAAAGACCAGAAGAAATTTATAGCTATGCTGAATTACTAGAATACTTCAACAGATTCTTTCCTACAGAGTGGGCGAAATGAAATCATTCAAACAATACTTTTTAGAAGCAAAACAAGTTGGAATACTTTATCATTATACCTTAATTAAGAATGCTATTAATATAGCTGAGGAGAATAGAATACTTGCTAATCCTGATAGAGGAATTTCGTTTACTAGAAATAAACACTTTCATAAAAATGGACATGGTATATCTGGAGTTGAATGTAGATTTGTAATAGACGGAGATAAACTTTCACATCGATATAAATTAACACCATTCAATGATTTGTCAATTCAACCATCAACCAAATATGGAAAAGAAGGATATCGACATGATAGTATAGTTGATGAACAAGAAGAAAGATGTATGGTAAATATTAAAAATTTAATGATTGTGTAATCAAACTTGAAATAGATAAACGTGCTTTAGATATATGGTTTAACCCTTTACAAAAATATTATGCGTTACCTATAATTATTAAAGGAAATAAATTTGAAAATTATGATGATATATTTAATTTCTTCAAGAAATATTATACTACTACTTGGTTATATGACGTAAGGGAATATTAATGTACTTTAATTACAACATAACAAAAAAATTGATTGTAGGAATAATGTCATTGTTCGATGATATCACTGTACAGAAATATTCCTTTGATGTTAACACTCAGACATTCACATCTAGAAAGTTTATTACTGTGCCTCTACAATACGCCTCAAGAGAAAAGTTCCTTGAGATCATGCAAAGCTCTTCAGCTAGAAAACAAATGAATCCTGACGCAAATATAGCTCCTGTAGAAATACAATGGTTGCTCCCTAGAATCTCTTTCAACATCCAGGGAATTGTTTATGATTCAGAACGTCATGGAAACAAACTGAACAGATTAACTTATAATCATGGAATGGATTCGTTGTATGGTCCTGTTCCTTACAATCTTGAAATGGAAGTCTGTACAATTTCAAAAACTATGGACGAAGCATTTCAAATGATGGAGCAGATTGTTCCGATGTTTACTCCTTCTGTGTCATTAGATATTACTATTTTGAATGATGCAGAATCTATTCCTATTTCTCTTTCTTCAGTATCGTTCGATTTCCCTGCTGAAGTATCCGAAGATGAAACAAGATTATGGACTGTATCATATTACTTTAACATTAGAGCAAACTATTATAATTTCAAAAGAACATCTTCAAGAATTCTTCATATCGATTCTATTATGAGCATCATAGAATCCAATGAAATAAATACTGCGTATCAACAGTATGTAGCGAATGCAGCTAATCCTTATCCTCCTGCATTGTCAGGTAATGATACTATCAATCTTACATTGAATAATAGAGGAGTCTTTTCTCTTACTGAAACTTATAATGTATATGATTTGATGTACAACGACAATTACAAATATGTTTGTATATTGAATAATACAACAGGAATTACTCCTGGGATAGATGATGACTGGAAAAAGTATTGGGTATTGTTAAATGTACTTCAGAACAATGGTATTGAATATAAATTTGCGCCTATCGGAATAGCAGAAATTGGTTCTACTTTTGAGGTTGGTCCTTGCAATCCTCCATTAGAAACTATAGTAAGTTATATTGAACCTACTACACAAACTTTAAACGGACTATCAACTATCATAAGTTAAGAGGATAACATGGAATCGAATAAAATAAAGAAATTAGAAGATCAGTTTAATATGGCAACTAGTCTTGTAACCGATTTAGAAACTTTGGTTAAAGATATAGATGAAAATCAACTTGAGATAGTCGATACTACAACCGGAGAGATAACTACTTGTGACGAATCTATCATGAACTTAGTTATGCTCAAACAAGATTTTACTTTGGTGAGAAACAATATCATTAAAGTTGTTCTTGCTGGTCAACGAATCTTGGAGAGTGCTTCTAATATAGGATTCGATGAAATCAAAGCAGGACAGATCATGGCACTTGCTCAATTACAAACAGCATTGGGAAGTAATATCAAACTGCTTATGGATTGTTATAAAGATATAGCTGTCATCGAGAAGTCTAGAAAGCAAGCAGTGGTTGCTCCTACTGTAAATACAGGTGGAGTTCCGGTTGTTCAACATAACGAGAACAACATCTTTGTAGGTTCTGGCGATCAATTACTCAAGTTCATAAATGAAACTTCTGCAAAGATAATTGAAGTTAAATAAAAAAATCCCATTCAACTTTAACATTGAATGGGATTTTTATATGTATAAGCATTAATATTAATCGATGAACAACATATCTTTAACAGGGATTGATGTTGGTGTACAAAATCGATTAGTATTGATAGGATTAACACAAGTGAGTGGACATATTTTACCATTACCAGGAATACATGTTCCACAATCAGAAGGAGGTTCCATCTGTTTCAATGCAGATTCACATGCTGCATAGTTGTCAAAATAGATAGGTTCAGGAATACCGTTTATAGAAATAAGAACCTGTTTGCCCTTCTCATTATCTGACACAGGAGATGCTATTGCTACCGTTGCAATTACGATCAACATTATTGCCATGATAAAAATTTTATACATATTATTACCTTTCTCCCCGAATTGCCGATAGGTCAGCGTTATGTTGCGTTAATGTCAATAACTTTCCCATTCTTATAAATAAAGATACCACATATATAAAAAAATGTCAAGCTATAAATAATAAGAGGAGATTAATATGAAAATAAAATGGTTAGATGAACCGGAAGAGCATGACTACCCTGCTGCGGAATCTTATCTTTCTTTAATTTATGATGCTGCAAAAGTAAAAGATATCGTTTGGAATCTACGAAATTTGCCAGTAGTTGAATTTAAAGCCAAAGATATATTTAGAGCTTCTGAATTATCTTTATTAGGAGTTAGTAATTCACATGTCAAGAAAGACCAGAAGAAAATTAAAAACGGTAAATCTCTTGCTCCATTGCTATTGGTAAAAGATAGTGTAAATGGAAAAGTAATTATAGGAGATGGATACCACAGATTAGCAGCCATATATAGTTTTGATGAAGATGCTTTAATCCGATGTAAAATAGCTTAAATTATAATATTCAAAAAAGCAAACTCACCAAATAGTTCGGTTGCTTTTTTGTTATATGCCAAAGCAGCTTCTTTTTCATCAAAAAAATATCCAAGATGAATTAATTTTCTATTAAATTGAACATGAGCAATCCATTTGTTATTAAGTTTGTGCCAGGAAACTCCTTTAAATTGTGATGTAGTATTGTTTTTAGTTTTCCTTGCATTTGCATTGTTATCCATATATGTGCAGATTCTTAGATTATATTTTTGGTTGTTTAGTCCATTATGATCTTCATGATCTATAAGCTTCTTTTCAATATTATACTCATGTAATTTCATAATAAATCTATGCATTCTAATATGTTTTCTGGTAGGTCTTTTACCGAAAATTATTAAAGCATATGGAATATTATTTTTAGGGTCTATTTTTAAACAACAAGTATATTTTGATATTTCTTCATAATCTTCATCATCTACAATAGCTTTATAACCAGGATATTTTTTAGAATGTAATTCTATAAGTTTCATAAATTTTCCTTTTACTTTTTATAATATCATATTCAATATAGAAAGTCTATTTTAAAAAACTTATAAATAAAAGAAAACCTTTTAGGAGTTAATAATATGAACAAAATAAAACAGGCTCTCATCGAGACTAGATTAAACAGAGCATTTAAAGATCAATGCCTTTTGCTAGAAGATGATTCTGCAAATGATACTTCAACTGTTGGTGGTGAATTTGCACAACTTATTCTTCCATTGATAAAGAAAATATATCCTGATTCTTTTGTTGCAGAGATTGCAGATATACAACCACTGTCTGCTCCTATGGCAAAGGTTGGTGCTTTGTATAGTCTCTATACTGGTTATGATAACTCTGCTCTAGAAAATACTCATATGTACAACTCTTTCTTGGTTACTACAACTACTGGAGGATTTGCTCTTAATGATGTATGGACAGGATACGGAGCAACATATACAGTAAGATATTATGAACAGTTCAAAGCATCTAATGGAGTAACTTATTATAAGATTCTTTTGTCTATGGAAACTGGAGCACACGTTCCTACTAAAGGGGATGTCTTTGACGATACTACTAACAGTACTAATTATACTATAACATATGGTACTTGGAACCGAGCAGCTATCAATAAAATCTTTAGAGGATATACTGGTGCTCCTTATGGAGATAATGGAGCTTTTGTTGGTATTCCTTACTTGACAGATAGCAATAGTTCTGATAGATTCTTGGGTTTTGAAACTAGAACTATCAATGCAACTACTGGAGCTAGAAAAATTAAATCTAGATTCTCCAGAGAACAGCTTCAAGACATTCTTCATATCTATAAAGAACAAGGTGTTGCTCTTGCTGCTGAATCAATGGCCTCTGAAATACGCCAGGAAATAGACAAAGAAGTAATTTCTTATATGAAATTCATTTCAGAAATAACAACTAGTGTTCCACTTAATCTTCAAGTATCTTCTGGTATAATTAATGGTTCTTTACAGGATGTAACAAATGATTTGATTGCTAATATTTATCTTGCTGCTGAACAAATTGTAAGAGATACAAAAAGAAATAGATCGATCTTTATTATGGCTGATCCTATTACCGTATCGTTCTTACAGATCAATGCGTTCCATACACAAGCACAGTTCAATCAAAACAATCCTTATCTAGTAGGACATCTTGGAATATATCCATTGTATTGTGATCTATATGCCGATGTAAACGAACATTATATTATGGTTGGATATTTAGGTAGCAATAACAATGATGGAGACTCTGGAATCATTTATTGTCCATATACAACTACTCTTCATGTTGCTCCTGATCCTACATACTTTACAGAGAATATGTTGTTCTTACAAAGATATGCAATGATTCGTCACCCACAAGATTTGGGTAATGTCAATCCTGATGATCCTTGGAATCTGGAGAATGCAGGAAATTCAGATTTCTTTAAAATGTTCATAGTAGATTTTGGAACAACTGCTCTTGTAAACTTTGCTAATACAAGTATTCCTATGTTTGAATAACCAAAAAAGGATAACATAATTATGCATTATAAAAATGGAAGAGAAGCAAAAAATGGGGATAAGGTCGTTCTGCTCCCGACTTACGGAACGCCGATTATCGGTATTCTTTACGATGCACAGGCAGGTAATGATTTCTGCAATGGGAAAATAGCACTCATCAGACCGAATGACCTCTGTCCGAACCTGAAAGAGTGCCTACATCTGGACGATGTACTCCTTGCGGTATCTGATATGCTTAATAACGCAGGGGAATAGTGATATGAAAAACACACAAAAACATTTCCAGGTAATTGCAGTATGTGGAGTAATTTTACTTGGAGCACTTGGATTAATAGTTGGTGCTATTTGTGTATTTCATCAAAAAGATATTACAGTAGCTGTGGCATGTGTTACTGTATCATCAACTGCATTAGGAACTTTAGGTGGAGTATTAACTGCACAAAAATTAAACAAACAACCTCCTGATTGTGATGATCCGCCGGATAGTTAAATAAGAAAGGAGAAACAAAATGAAAAACTTATTACCCCTACTCTCACTAATATTGATACTTGGATTTGCTGGAGCTTCTTCAGCAACTGATACTTCCACAGAAATTCCTGTAATAGATGGAACAAAAACTATTGATCTACGATTGATGGATGGAAGTGGTATTGCAGTAGATATGTTTGATTATCTTCCTTGTTCTAATATCAGAAAAGGATTTAAACTTATCGGTCCTATGGGAAGAGAATATTTTTGTACTCTAATTCCCGAACCAACATTAGGAGCAAACTATTGGGAATGGAAGCCTGTTAAAGAATTGGAATGAAATTAAAACTTTTAATAATAGGTTGTATATTATTTTGTTCTTCGATAGCTAATGCATATACAGCAGTAGTTACTTGGAATGCTTTGCCTGTTAAACCTACTGGTTATTATGTGTATTATGATACACAACCAACTGCTCCATTAAAAGGAACAGGTATTACACAGGGAAGTTCACCTATAGCAGTTACTACTAATACTATAACATTAACAAATATGTCAGCTATAAAATCTTATAGTATTGCTATTGCTGGATATTATGCTAAGACTGCAACACTTCCATTAATAATAGGTCCACTAAGTACAATAGTAACTATACCAGTATTACCGACAGCAATAACTTCAACTACAATAACTATAACTATAACCAATCCTTAAGGAGGATATATGAAAAAGATTTTATCTATATTGAGTTTGATAATTATGTTAACTATTCCTACATTTGCAAATGCAACTACTGTAGTATTAGGATGGGCTTTATCAACAGATAGTACTACTACTGGACAGAAAGTTTATTACGAACAAGGAACTATAGTTCCTGCTGTTGGTACAACTCCAGCATCTGTTACATGTCCTGCTGCTTCTCCTACTGCACCATATACTGGTACAACTGCTACTCAGGGTGCTGCTGGTTTTGCTGTTGCTAATGGTACAGGAGCAACAGTTTCAGGATTACTTAGTACAGATGCTTGGTGCTTCTATGTTACTAATGTAAATGCACAATCAATGGAAAGTGCTCCAAGTAATATAGTTTATGTTTTTTCGTTTCCAGTTGGTGTAACAGGTGTTGTGATCAAAACTATTACACAGTAAATACAACTACAACTTAGATTATAAATAAAGAGGACAGAGAAATCTAATCCTCTTTTTTTATTTAAGGAACTTATATGTTATCATTCAAATCTTATTTACAAGAAGCACCGATAGATAAATGGGATGTATCATGGAAGAAAAATTATATAGATCATATTATAACTAGCGGTTCATATATTCTTGTAACTCCTGAAATGGTTCGAAATATATTAGGAGATATAAAGATAAAAAGTTTTCATGGTACTACTATGAACGGGCTAAAGCAAATAAAAGCTATTCAACATACCAGAAAAACTGTAAGTTCTTTTACTAAAGTAAACGATCCCTATTCTATTGCAGAACGAATATTTTCTGGAAATTATAAAGAAGATGTAAGACGGTATGATGTTATTTGTAAACTTTATGGTAGTCTAG